TCATTGACTCTCTGGCATTGACCGCATAATGACTCATGCCAGTTCTTACCAGTGCCTCAGCTTCGTTTTTAAGTATGCCGTTTGTGACCGTGCGCAATCGCTTTGTTATCTGATTAACGCTCTCACCAGCCGCATAACCGCTCTTAATTTGGTTATTGTACACATTGCCAACTGATGCACTGTTTTGCTTTACATATTCAGCCCACACGCCTGAGTTAGACCTTGCGCCACCTTCTAAAGTAAGCAGTGAATTATTAATATACTTCAATATCTTTTTATCTGCCGGCACTTTTAGCTTTACATCTTCAATATCCTTAAATAATTTCGCATTGAACAAAGCCTCATTGACCGCAACAACTTGTAGTGCTGTTGTAACCTCTGCCCACATTGCTGTTGACTCTGGTAATATCTCACGCGCTATTTTATTTGTTAATATTGTTAACTGGCTCACAGATTTGATTTCTTCTGCATCCAATAACATTAAGCGAGCTTTTTTATATACAGCCTGCAAATTTGGCGTTGTGTAGTCGTTAATTAATCCAGTCGCCACCCGGTGCAATCCGACTTCATGACGGTTAGATTTATCAAAATAATCATCCATTGTAATTCCTTAACGTGATACTTTCATTGCTTTAGCCATCGGCCTGCGTATCGGGTACATTCTGTGTATGAAATATCCAGTTCCATCACACCAGTCATCTATTGCTGGGTGCTCTGTAAACTTCTCAGGCTCACCATTTTTATTATAACCTTGATGCTCTAATGCTGTTGCTAATTCAGGGCATTTATCAGTGTTAACAAATAGCTCGTTGCGAGATATTTTAGCGTTTACACAGTTAATCCTATCTCTTACTGCTGGGTTTGCATTTGGAGCACTCACCTGATGCCCTGCGCTTTTTATTATATCAAGATCTGACTCTGTTGCATTCGTCTTGTTAGCTTTACCGCTTGCGTCTGGGTAAACAACTATCTTATGCTTTTTATATTTAATGAGATTATTTACAAAGTCGTAAGTGTCGTGGCTCACAAACTCATCGACAGCAGTAGGCTTGTTATTCTCAATTACGTAAACATTGGAGCAACAGCCGCCGATGTTAAAATCTATCGTCACATGAATGCGGTCGTTATCTTTTAATACACGCTGAGAGTGATGCTTTAAACGGTCAAAGAAGTGATAAACTTTCTTATCAGATAAGTTAACAAACTCCCCGTTTATATAGCAATCAGCTAACAGTGGGTCGTAGTTATCTCTAATTTGTTGCACGTATGTGTCAGGGAGGAACGGGTTACTTAATGTTGACGCTTTTATTATCTCGTAACCTGGCTGCTTTTTTTAACCCATTTAGAATAAACAAAGCCATTAAAACCTTGGTCTGGCGTAGTTACCGCACCTATGCTATTTCCGCTTTTGCACTTTTGGCGAGTTCTCTCTGTTGCTTTTCTCCAGACTAATTCAGCCTTTGCTTTCGGCAGTGTGTCAATCTCATCTAATAATGTTTTTGCCACCTCAAATGCGATCCACCTTTCTGGCTTGTCATAAGACCTAAAATAGATCTTCCCATACCCAATTAAATCTATTGAATATTCTGATTTATTAGTCTTATAGTCAATTCCTATCATGTCAAGAGCTTCCTCAAAGCCTGGCATCGCCCTTAGCTTGAGCAAGTCATAAGTAGGCATTCCCATTAAAACGTTAATTCCAGGCTCTTGCAGCATTTGGATAACAAACCTAATTGTCGCTGCATAAGTTTTACCAGCACCCAAACCGGCCACCAATGCTGGGCTTTTAGCCTCGGAGAATACGAATTCCCTTTGTGGGTCAGTAAGAGCTATATCAATATCCATCTGTATCATCCGGCTTGACAGCTTTAACAATGTTTATATTTACTTGATTGTCGCTTTTCTCTTCTGGAATAGCCTCCTCTTTATCTTTCTGCCCTAGGTATTGCTTGCCGAGCCAGATCAACATAGGAACTGAACCTTCATCCACAGCCTTAGTGAACTGCTTTCTACGAAGCGACATTTTCCCTTGTGATGAATGCTTTTTAAAGTAGTCCGAGAAACCGCCGTTGCCGTCAGCTATTATATTGCTGTTTAAAGTGTCATAGTCCATGTCTAAGATGGCTGCGCACTCTTCTCCCGTGCAATGTATAGCGCACATTTTAGAGAGCTTAGAGTAGTCTACATTTTGTCTCGGACGACCGCCCTTATCTTTTTTCATACAACCTCAGTAAGCCGTCTAGATATATAAACACCTAGACGGCTAAACATTAAATAAGACCTAGCTCTTTAGCTGAGTCGATAAACCATTGAACCTCTAAGTCACTTTTACCAATTCCTTTGGCAAGCACTTGCTCTGCGTCAATTGATGGGTTTAGTTTGATTTCATTTAATACCTGGTTACCTGTGTTATTCATTTTCACGTTCCTTTTTAAGTTCGTCGTATGTTTTACCCGTTTCAATGTGGGTCGCTTGCTTACCTGTGATAGTCATATCTTTATGCGCTCCCCATGTATCTGTTTTCTTATGGCATGGCTCGCATAATGTGCGACCGTTATTAATATCAAACCTTAACTCAGGATAAAAAGCGAATGGCTTTATGTGGTCAGCATTTAAAACAACTCTATTGCCTATTTTTGATTTACCCCCACAGTGTACGCAAGTGTAATTATCCCTTTCAAAAACCGATGACCTCCACGACTTGTACTCTCCACTACGTCTAATTCTATAATTTATGGCAGTAACGCCACCTTTCCAATTACTAGCCTTTTCACCCAAGCTTGATTGCTTCATTTTCTCTTTTGTTTCTGGTGAATGAACTTTACCTCTCATGCCTGACTTATTGGTATTTTTATTCCAGCTAGACTCACCTTTTTTAAACCTAACGCCAGCATCAAGATGTATACCCCTGCAGCTTTGTGTGCAATATTTTTGCTTTTTATTTCTAGCTTTAGAGTCAAACAAGCAACCACATCCCAAACAAGTTAGGTTTTTATATTCGTATTTAGGGTTTTTTACGCTCATTTTTAACCTCTTCAAAAGTTTCCCCAGTAGACTCCAGTATAGCATTTTTACCAGTGAAGTCGCAAAACCTTTGAATTATTACATCAACGTATTTTTCGTCTAGCTCCATTAGATTCGCCTTTCTACCTACTGTTTCACACGCAATCATTGTGCTACCACTTCCACCAAAGAAGTCAACAACAACACCGTAACGAACGCATGCAACATCAATAGCATCGGCGATAATCTCCACAGGTTTTACAGTTGGGTGCATTTCTTTACTATCACGATCTTTTTTACACCGCCAAACATTTCTAAGGTTAGATTTATTATGCTTTACTGCGAGGCTACCCCAAAAGAACAAAATTCATGAGATGGGTTAAAAGAAAATACAGCGGCAGCAACTTCATCCCTATCCCACACACAACAGGATGAGGGCTTGCCGAAACCAGAAAACAACTCTTCAACCTGTCCGTAGTGTGACCATTTAAAAAACACCATCTTAGGGGATTTCTCCTTCGCTACTATCATTGCGTTTGTGCAAACCTCAGATAAAAACCCTATATCTGAGTCGTTTTTTATTGTTTCAGTCTTTACACTACCTACACCCGACTCCCATCCTTTACCTTTATGCTTCCATGTCATGCCCGCATGATTATCGCCGTAAGGAGGATCAGTAAACACCATGTCAGCCTTGTGACCATCCATTAACTTTTCAACTGCATCAATGCTAGTGCTATCGCCACACATTAAGCGGTGGTTACCTAACTGCCATATATCACCCAATACACTTACAGGTATTTCCGGTGCTTCTGGCACTGCATCTTCATCGGTTAAACCGTCCTCTGGCTCAGCTTCCATTAGATCACCTAAAAAGTCACTATCGAAGCCTAGTAAATCAATATCGAATTCTAACTCTTTTAATGATTCTAGCTCTAGCTTTAACATATCGAGATCCCATCCACTATTCAAAGCCAGTTGATTATCTGCAATAACATAAGCTTTCTTCTGTGCGTCTGTAAGCCCGTTCAACTCGATGCATGGCACTTGTTCAAGTCCTAGTTTTTTAGCTGCTAATATCCGCCCATGCCCAGCAATAACGCCGCCTTGCTCATCAATTAAAACAGGGTTAGTAAACCCAAACTCTTTAATGCTAGACGCTACCTGGTTTATTTGCTCATCTGAATGAGTGCGAGAATTGTTAACGTATGGAATTAAACTTGATGTGTCACGTTCTGAATATTTATGCTTTTTAGCAATCACTGATTATTCCTTTATTATTAGCTCTGCCGTCCCTCATTATAACACTTTTATCACCGCAAACAAAAAGACCGCTAAAAAGCGGCCTAGTATTTATTAATTATAATCTAACTATCTGCAAACTTTTCTAATAACGCCTGCAATTCTAAATCCTCACGTTCTGCTTTTTCTTTTAGCTTATCTAAAACTTTCCCGTCTACCTCAAATTTCATAATTACCTCTGATAATCTTTTATTTCTTTTTTGTAGCACTCAATTAGCGCTTGTTTAATCACGCTTACTTTGTAGTCGCTCACGCTATTCCTTTGGTTATTAAATATTAACAATCGAATAATTGCTAATATCAAATAAAAACCCTAGCAGCCGCAGCGGGTCAATCTGCCATGATGGATACACTTCGCACCCTCCAGCCTTTCATCGTTTGACTTATCACCTGTTGACCATAACTAATTAGATTAGTAATTGGAACGTAAAAGGAGTTACGTTAGCCCGACGGTGCGCCCTTGCCCGAATAACAGAGCGTAGCACGATGACAACATTTG